GCGACGGGGTATGACCTGATGCTGATGCAGCTGGCGGAGGACCGCCGCCGCCTGAAAGGTATCCAGTCCACCGTGAAGAAAGCCCAAATCAAAGTGGAACTGCTGCCCCGTTATTCCGCCTGGGTGGAGGGGGTGCTGGTTGCTGATGGTGCCCGGCAGGATGACGTGGTGATGTTTGTGATGCTCTGGCGTATCGATGCCGGTGATTATGCCGGTGCGCTGGATGCAGGGCGTCATGCGCTGCGGCACGGATGGGTGATGCCCATCGGAAACCGTAACGTCCAGACGGTGCTGGCAGAGGAAATGGCAGACGCTGCGCAGGCCGCTCTGCTGGCAGGTGAATCTTTCGATGCCGGGTTGTTACTGCAGACACTGGAGCTGACAGACGGCCAGGATATGCCAGACCAGTCACGGGCACGCCTGCATAAAGCGATTGGCGCTGTACTGACCGAAACCAGCCCGGCCTCCGCCCTGAATCACATCAATCATGCGCTGCAGCTTGATCCACGCTGTGGCGTCAAAAAAGAAAAACAGCAGCTGGAGCGCAGATTGCGCAATGACAGCCGTTAACGGAACGTGCCCCGCGCACGGGCGGCACGGGGTGGCGAAAGGCTTTTGCCACATCAAAACCCCGTCCACCGCCCACTATTTCAGGAGAAAGCCCGCATGAAGTTTGTTGCGCCTGAGCAGGCGCCGGAACAGGCGGAAATTATCAAAAATACGCCGTTCTGGCCCGATGTTGATTTATCAGAGTTTCGCAGCGTGATGCGGACGGATGGCACGGTGACGTCCCCCCGTCTCGGACAACTCATCCGGTCTGCGATGTCAGAGGTCAATGCGGAGCTGTACGACTTCCGCAAACGCCAGCAGGCGCTGGGATTTATGACGCTGGCCGATGTACCGGCGGACTTGCTGGACGGTAAAAGCGAACGTATTCACCACTACCACAACGCCGTTTATTGCTGGGCACGTGCGCAGGTGAATGAGCGTTACCAGGACTACGACGCCACGGCCTCCGGTGCGAAAAGGGGGGATGAGCTGGCGGAGGCCAGCGGCGACCTGTGGCGTGATGCTCGCTGGGCAATCAGCCGGGTCCAGGATGCGCCTCACTGTACGGTGGAGCTGATCTGATGAAAGTGCGTGCGTACCAGGGTGACACGGTGGACGCGCTTTGCTGGCGTCATTACGGACGCACGCAGGGCGTCACGGAGCAGGTACTGCAGGCAAATCCGGGGCTGGCTGAGCACGGCCCGTTCTTACCACACGGGCTGCAGGTGGAGCTGCCGGATATTGCCACCACTTCCACGGTGCAGACCGTCCAGTTATGGGACTGAAATATGACGCTTGAACGGATCAGCGCCTTCATCACGTACTGCATCGCTGTACTGCTGGCATGGATGGGGGATTTATCGCTTAAGGATGTGTCGACAGTGGGCGGTGTGTTGATTGGCGTGCTGATGCTGGCCATCAACTGGTACTACAAACACAAAACCTACCAGCTGCTGCGCGGCGGAAAAATTACACAGGGGGAATATGAATCCTTCAACCGTTAAGCGCTGCCTGGTAGGGGCGGTGCTGGCGATTGCCGCCACCCTGCCGGGCTTTCAGCAACTTCATACCTCAGTGGAAGGGTTGAAGCTGATAGCCGATTACGAGGGTTGCCGCCTGCAGCCGTATCAGTGTGATGCGGGGGTGTGGACCGATGGCATTGGCAATACGTCCGGCGTGGTGCCGGGGAAGACCATCACGGAACGGCAGGCCGCCGGAAGTTTCATCACCAACGTTTTAAGGGTGGAGAAGGCGCTAGATCGCTGTGTCCTGGTGAGCGTACCGCAGAACGTCTATGACGCGCTGGTATCGCTGGCCTTCAACGTGGGAACCGGCAATGCCTGTGGTTCAACCATGGTGAAGTTTATCAATCAGAAGCGCTGGCGCGAGGCCTGCTATCAGTTGCCGCGCTGGGTATACGTCAAAGGCGTATTTAATACGGGGCTGGACAACCGCCGCGCGCGTGAGCTGTCCTGGTGCTTAAAAGGAGCGTAACGAAATGAAAAAGAAACTGATCGGTGGGTTATTTTCGGTGCTGTACACGGCGCTGATAATTTTTAGTCTCTTTGTTCCAAACAGTATTGTTCCGGCACTGGTTACAGCCTTGACCTGGGTAGCCTGCCTGCTGAGCTGGGGAGCGGTGCTACTTTGCCTGGCTGGATGGTATGCGGGCGGCAGTCATCGGGGAGAGGCAAAGCAGGCGCTGACGCGCTTTTTCAGTACGCCAGGAAACCAGGTGATCAGATGGGCAAGGTGTTCACTGCTTGTGATTTTTCTCACCTTTACGGGCCACGTTGTCACCCTGGTATTTTATCTGCTGACGCTGGTCGCGCTTAAGGTTCTGCGTGCGCAGATTATTGATGCGGAGCCGGTGACGGTATGACGAAGGCGCTGGCGGTAATTCTGGCGCTGGTAGTGCTGGCGCTTGGCTGGCAGTCATGGCGGATGAAGGAGGCCAGCCAGACCATCGAGCAGCAAGGGCGGGATCTGAAAACGACAGGCGAAAAACTGGCAAAAACGAACAGCCAGCTGATCGCCTTGTCCATCCTGTCCGAAACCAATAACCGGGAACAGGCAAGGCTTTACGCGGCGGCAGAAAGTACAAACGCGCTGCTGCGAAGCCGTCAGCGCAGAATTGAGGAGTTAAAACGTGAAAATGAGGATTTACGCCGCTGGGCTGACACTCTTCTGCCTGCTGACATTATCAGGATGCGCGAACGTCCAGCCCTCGCCGGAGGTGCTGCTTACCGTGAATGGTTGTCCCAGGGTGACGCAGTGCCGCCTGGAAAAGTCGGCGGCACGCACTAACGGTGATCTGCTGACCGCGCTGGATGAAGTAGAGGCGGCCTGGGCGGTCTGCGCTGACAAAGTGGACACGATAATTTCCTGTCAGGAGCTAAACAGTGAACAAGCCTCAATCCTTACGCCGCGCCCTGAATAACGCGGTGCCATATGTCCGTGATAACCCGGATAAGCTGCATTTGTTCGTTGATAACGGATCGGTGGTGGCAACCGGGGCAGCGTCACTTTCATGGGAATATCGTTACACCCTGAATGTGGTGATTGTGGATTTCAGCGGCGATCAGGGGTTATTGATGGCGCCGGTGGTGGCCTGGCTCATGGAGAATCAGCCGGATGCCATTCATAACCCGGAACTGCGGGAAAAGTTGCTTTCCTTTGAAGTCGATATTTTGCGCAATGATATCTGTGATATCAGCCTGAACCTGCAACTGACAGAGCGTGTGATAGTCAGCGCTGACGGTGACGTGTCCAGCGTCGAAGCGGTGCCGGAACCGGACGAACCGGACGAAATGTGGGCGGTGAGCCGTGGCTGAACTGCAGGAAGTTGACGCCTGGTTAGATGCGTTGCTGGCGGAACTGGAGCCTGCCGAACGTAAGCGCATGATGCGGGATCTGGCGCAGCAGCTGCGCCGCAGCCAGCAGAAAAATATCAGGATGCAGCGCAACCCGGACGGGACGGCTTACGAGCCGCGTCGCGTGACGGCCAGAGCGAAACAGGGCCGCATCCGTCGGCAGATGTTTGCAAAACTCCGCACAACAAAATACCTGAAAGCCGTCGCCAGCCAGGACTCGGCAAGCGTCGAGTTTGAGAGCCGTGTGCAGCGCATAGCCCGCGTGCATCACTATGGCTTGCGTGATCGGGTCAGCCGTAAAGGGCCGGAAGTCAAATATGCAGAGCGCCGGTTGCTCGGCATCAATGATGAATCAGAAGACATTACGCGAGACGTCTTACTGCGTTGGTTGTCACAGTGATTTTGTGTCAGGGATGACACAACCCGCCACGCTGCCGCACTCCCTCCGCGCGTGGCAATCTTGCCTTCATGAATACGCAATTAACCGAAATCATGCGCCTTATCACCAATCTGATCCGCACCGGCATTGTGACCGAAGTGGACCGGGACGGCTGGCTGTGCCGGGTAAAAACGGGCGACCTCGAAACCAACTGGATTAACTGGCTGACCTACCGTGCAGGTAAATCCCGCACCTGGTGGTGCCCGTCTCCAGGAGAGCAGGTGGTGCTGTTCAGCCTGGGCGGCAATCTGGAGACAGCCTTTGCGCTTCCGGCCATCTACTCCAACGCCTGCCCGCCGCCGTCAGACTCTGAAAGTGCAGACGTGACCGCATACGAGGATGGCGGCTGGTTCGAATACGACCCCGCCACTGGGCGCTGGATTATTCGCGGCGTGAAAACCGTGCTGATTGAGTCTTCGCAGGTTATCTCCTGCAAAACCGGTGAGTTTGTGATCGAGGCTGACACCACCCGTATTAACAGCAATGTGATCCTGAACGGCGATGTAACCCACGGCGGCGGTGCGATGACGTCAAACGGCGTCGTTGCTGATAAGCATAAACACCCTGGCGACAGTGGCGGAACGACGGGAGGTCCATTTTGACGCTCTATATCGGGATGAGCCGCGATACCGGCAGAGTCATAACGGAAACTGACCACCTGCGTCAGTCGGTGCGTGACATTTTGCTGACCCCGCAAGGGAGCCGGCTTGCGCGCCGGGAGTATGGTTCCCTGCTTTCAGCGCTCATTGACCAGCCGCAAAACCCGGCGCTGCGCCTGCAGATCATGGCTGCGGTGTATGTGGCGCTGCGGCGCTGGGAGCCGCGGTTGCAGCTGGACACCATCACGGTTAACAGCAGCAGCATGGATGGCGCAATGGTTATTGAGCTGGCAGGCCAGCGTAATGACGGCGTGCCCGTGTCCCTTTCCGTATCGACAGGAGCAGACAATGGCCGTTATTGACCTTTCCCAGCTGCCGCCGCCGCAAATTGTGGATGTGCCGGATTTTGAAACCCTGCTGACTGAGCGCAAGGCTGAATTTGTCGCGTTATTTCCGGCAGAAGAACAGGAGGCCGTGGCCCGCACCTTAACGCTTGAGTCTGAGCCGGTGGTGAAAATGCTGCAGGAAAATGTGTACCGGGAGCTGCTGCTGCGCCAGCGGATTAACGAGGCGGCGAAAGCCGTGATGGTGGCCTATTCCGGCGGGGATGACCTGGACAATTTAGGCGCGAATAACAACGTACAGCGCCGGGTGATTACAGCTGCAGATGACACCACAACGCCGCCCACGGAGGCTGTTATGGAATCTGACGCGGATTACCGCCAGCGTATCCCGGCAGCCTTTGAGGGGATGAGCGTTGCCGGACCGGTCGGAGCCTATGAATATCACGCGCTTAGCTCGGATGGTCGGGTGGCCGATGCCTCGGCGTTCAGTCCGGCACCGGCGGAAGTGGTGGTGACGGTTCTGGCCCGCGACGGTGATGGCACCGCGCCGGATGATTTGCTGCAGGTGGTCGGGGCTGCCCTGAATGATGAAGCTGTGCGCCCTGTGGCGGATCGGGTGAGCGTGCGATCTGCTGAGATTATCCGCTATGAAATTGATGCGGTTTTGTATGTTTTACCCCGGCCCGGCGAAGGAGCCGATTCTGGCGGCGGCGAAAGCGCAGGGCGCGGCATACATCAACGAGCAGCGCCGCCTGGGACGTGACGTGCGGTTATCGGCGATTTATGCCGCCCTGCATGTCCAGGGCGTGCAGCGGGTGGAGCTGATGAAGCCCCTGGCTGACATGGTGTTAGATAAAACGCAGGCTTCCTTCTGTACTGACTTTAAAGCAGAGATTGGTGGCTCTGATGAATAGCCTGTTACCGCCGGGATCGTCCGCGCTGGAGCGCAGGCTGGCGCAGGCCTGTTCTGGAATCAGCGATTTAAACGTGCCGCTGCGTGACCTTTGGAACCCGTGGAAGTGCCCGGCAAAGTTCCTGCCTTATCTGGCCTGGGCTTTTTCAGTGGACCGCTGGGATGACGTCTGGACAGAAGCCGAGAGACGTCAGGTTATCGCTGATGCGTTCTGGGTGCATCAACGCAAGGGCACCATAGCCGCAGTCAGGCGCGTCATTGAGGACATGGGTTTTTCAATGACGCTGGCGGAATGGTGGCAGGTGAATGACCCTGCGGGGACATTCCGGCTTGAAATTAATGTGAATGACGTCGGGCTGAGCAGCAAATATCTGGATGAGCTGAACAGGCTGATTAGCGTGACAAAACCCGTGAGCCGTCATATATCACAAATGACTATTGCAACGCATGTTACAGGGCTTATTCACGCCGGAGCGGCACTTTATGGCGGCGACATAATCAGTATTTACCCGGAAGAATACGAGCCGGATGACAGTCTTTTTTTATAACGGCATGGTTTTCCATGATGGAAATAACAGCTACAGGTGACAAATATGGCCGATATTAACGAATCTCCATTATGGGAAGACGTCATTGAACTGATTGGCAGAACTGAGCGCGTATCGGGCGGTCAGGATGGCGTGGCTAACCGCCCGTTAAAGAAACTGGCAAACCGCACGCGTTATCTGAAAGAGCGATTTGATGAAACCGATGCCGATATTTCATCAAAGGTGGAAGCGGTTAAAACCTTTGATGAGGGGGCGACGCTTAATTCTCCACGCGATGAAATTCTGTACGGAAATTACCGACTTGTCTGGACAGGGTGGTTTCCTAAAGACGTTCCGGCGGCGTCGACGCCCTTCAATACCGGCGGTATCGGTGCCGGGGCCTGGGCATATACTTCTGATGCCGCAATCCGTGACAACCTCAATGCCGTTGACGGTCTGGCGATGGTGGGTCAGTGCCCGGATATTAACCGGCTGAGGATGATTAAATTTGACGCGGTCGGAAAACAGATTTTCCTTAAAGAACATACGTCGGGGCAGGGAATGGGCGGCGGCACCTGGTATTGTCATTCCCTGACCAATGATAATAGTTATGTGGACGATAACGGGTGCCAGATTATTAATAATCACGGTCAGGTCATCCGCCGGAAAGATTTGAAAGAAATAACTTCTAGTTACTTCGGTCTTCAAGCTGGCGATTTGATTGATCCAGTTGTTGATAATATGTACAAGGCATCGCGCACATTTAATATTTATGAAGCCAGGATAGAAAATCCAGGATTTGATAAAGGTTACGTGCTTACTGGGGGTAAAAGATACTACTGTGGTGACAAGCCGTTTTACATCCTGTCATACTCGGTTGGAACCTTGAGAGGGCCAAATATATGGCATACAGGGGATAATGTCGGTATCACTTTTTCCAGATTTAAGGAGGACGGCACGTCTGAGCAGGCCTGGTCATGTGGTGGTATTCGTGGGTTTCGCTTTTGGGGCGCTGCATCTTACCTTGTTCAAGGAAATACCGGTGTGGATGCTACACCAGTACGCCTGTCTGATATGTGGCAAGGAGAGGCTTGCGACTTGTGGATTACCGGGTATACGGGGAATACTAATGGTGCATCGGTTTCTCTATATAACGAATTTGCGTGGACGGAAGGATCTCTTGTTAAAAATGTAATGGTTCGCCAATCACTGCGTGGTTTAACATTTCTTCGCAAGCATGGGACTACAGCTACTGATTCATTTTTCCGACCAGAAGTTGATTTTTCATTTAACGCTGGTGTTCCTGGGAAATCAACACAAGTCATGGTTGTTGGCGATGGAACTGCCGCTGGTAAATGTCTTGTATACGGCCATGATATTAAGCTTACTCAGTGGATGAGTGCCGGGTCATGGCACGATATCGTCAGGCTTGAGGACTACAGTATTATCGCTGAGACCGGTATTATTAAAATCGTGGCTGATGGGTACGGAATATCCAAAAATACTGTTCCATCGACTGAAGTTGTCCACTCTATAAACGTCCGCGGACTTAATGCCAGGTTCAGGAGTAGAGTGGAAAACTGGTCAAACCAGGCCGGTGGTTGGGGGCTGGACTTCCTGAACATCATCTTCCAGTCCAGCATGCACACTAACGCCCAGGCTTTTTATGAGTCTGATTTTGACGCGCTGCCAACCATTAACCCTGTTGGGATGAAAATACGATTTAACGGGGTATTCACTGTTGCTGAGCGGAAGGCAGGACGGATTTACACCCTTAATGGGTTAATTCCAGGAATGACGCTTAAAGTAAAACTTACATCCCGTGAAGGCGATGATATCTATGCGGTATCAGTCCAGGAATGGAAGGTTTTCGTTAGATCAACCGATCTCCCATGTATTGTTGTGCCGATGTCAGGAGGTGCAAATATCACAACCACTGATGGACTTGCGCTGGTTACTGCTGGCGGTCAGCAGGCAACATTCCTGAAAACAGTGACACCAACGCAAGCAAGGAATTTCATCGGTCAGAATTATGGCCTTACTTTGAAAAACATTAATGACGATAACAGTACATCATATTCCATAAACTCTGGCCGAAAAATTAGATTTGTTCTTCCGGCTAACCCGGATGCAACTACAACTACTCCTTATTCCGTTGAGATGGAGGTGCTTTAAATGGCGAAAGTAGATCTGGAAAAAATCATTCCGGTATTTGCGTTGCGAATTGCAAATGTTGGTGATGTCACAGATGGACAATGCACCTTAACGATAGAGGGTGGCCAGGACGTATCTGACCCGGTAGTCGTGACCGAAGAGTATATACAGAAGTACAACCCTCAGCCTGGTGGTTATTACATCATGTGCTCAAATGGGGTCGGGTTGTATTCCAATTAGTGATCACTCGCCAGAGAAGGAATAATTGTGGCCGGTAAAAAGTTTTACTCATTGATTACCACTGCCGGGCTGGAGCGACTGGCAGGCGCTGCCGTCTCAGGTGAGCCGGTCGGTTTTGCACTGATGGCCGTAGGGGACGGTAACGGACAACTCCCCGTGCCTTACCGGGAGCAATCCGGTCTTGTCAGCGAGGTGTATCGCTCGGCGCTTAACGGGCTGAAAATTACCGATGCCGCCGCGAATGTGATAGAGGCGGAAATGCTGATTCCCCCGCAGGTCGGCGGATTTACCATGCGTGAGGCGGCATTGTACGACAAAGACGGTGTTTGTCTCGCGGTGGCAAATATGCCGGAAACCTATAAACCGTTGCTTGCTGAGGGTTCCGGGCGATTCAGCGTTATCCGTATTCAGCTTGCTGTTGCCAGTACGGCAGATGTTCAGTTACTGAATGACCCCGGCGTCGTCGTGGCGACCGTTGAAGATGTGATTAAGGTCGGCAGTGAGACTCGTGATTACACCGACAATCAGTTGAGTGAGCACGCGAAGTCACGAAATCACCCGGATGCCACGCTGAAAGAAAAAGGATTTACCCGGCTGAGTAACGCCATTAACAGTGACAGCGAAGAACTGGCAGCTACGCCAAAAGCCATCAAAGCGGCTATCGCTTCGGCGGTGCGCAGTGCCTGGGAGCTGGATAACCCGGTCGGCACCACCCGATTTTTCAGTCAGAATCTGGATCCGAATGAGCGATGGCCCTGGTCGCAATGGGTGTACACCGGCGAAAATAAATCAATTCGCGTCGGCAAGGCTGATGGCTCGGATGTAGGGCAGACCGGCGGCAGCGATACCGTCACGCTCCAGAAGGCCAACCTGCCCGCCGTTCAGATTGATGTGAGCGGCGAAACCAGTGAGCAGCAAGAGCAGAAGCTGAAAACCACGCGCGGCGGTGTTCACAATCATGGTGGTGTAGCCGGTAAAGATGACCCGTGGGAAATCGGCGGTGATGTGCGTCAGCTCTTTAACCCAAAAGAACTGGGTGTGACAGATGATGCCGGAGAGCACGACCACGAAGTCACGGTACCGCCGCACAAACACTCGACCAGCGGCAAAACGGCAAATCTCGGCGAGGGTAAATCGTTCAGCGTGGTGGAAGCCCACACCCTGCTGATGTGCTGGAGCCGCGTCGCCTGAATCGCCAGAAAAATCCCTGACCAAATCAGCCCCGGAATGGGGCTTTTTTCTGTCTGCGGTTGTGCCATTGACGGTACAACGGCCATCAACGGCTTGCGGTGAATGATTTCCCTACCATGGGTGAACCCCTAAACAGGAGATTCATTCATGGCGCAAGACTATCACCACGGTGTGCGTGTCGTTGAAGTTAACGACGGCACCCGCTCTATCACGACGGTGAGCACGGCGATTGTGGGCATGGTATGCACCGGCGATGATGCCGATGCCTCTGTGTTCCCGCTCAATAAGCCGGTTCTGCTTACCGATGTACTGACCGCCAGCGGCAAAGCAGGCGAGTCCGGCACGCTGGCCCGCTCACTGGACGCCATCGCCGACCAGGCAAAACCCGTCACCGTTGTGGTGCGTGTTGCCCAGGGCGAAACGGAAGCGGAAACCACCTCCAATATTATCGGAGGTGTAACCGCTGACGGTAAGAAAACGGGCATCAAAGCGCTGCTTTCGGCGCAGTCGCAGCTGGGCGTGAAGCCGCGCATTCTTGGCGTGCCGGGCCATGACACGCAGGCTGTTTCCTCTGAACTGTTAAGCGTGGCGCAGAGCCTGCGCGGCTTTGCGTACCTGTCTGCCTACGGTTGTAAAACCGTGGAAGAAGCGATTGCCTACCGCGAAAATTTCAGTCAGCGAGAAGGGATGTTGATCTGGCCTGATTTCATCAACTTTGACACGGTGCTGCAGGCGGATGCGACCGCTTACGCCACTGCCCGCGCGCTGGGTCTGCGTGCAAAAATCGACGAGCAGACCGGCTGGCACAAAAACCTGTCTAACGTGGGCGTCAACGGCGTAACCGGCTTGTCTGCGGATGTGTTCTGGGATCTGCAGGACCCGGCAACCGATGCCGGACTGCTGAACCAGAACGACGTCACCACCTTGATCCGCAAGGATGGTTTCCGCTTCTGGGGTTCCCGCTGCCTCAGCGATGACCCGTTATTCCAGTTTGAAAACTACACCCGTACCGCGCAGGTACTGGCAGACACCATGGCGGAGGCGCATATGTGGGCGGTGGACATGCCGCTTAACCCTTCGCTGGCTCGAGATATTATCGAAGGTATCCGCGCCAAAATGCGCAGCCTGGTAAATCAGGGCTACCTCATCGGCGGTGATTGCTGGATTGATGACAGTGTGAACGACAAAGACACGCTGAAAGCCGGGAAACTCTGGATCGACTACGACTATACGCCAGTGCCGCCACTGGAAAACCTGATGCTGCGCCAGCGCATCACTGACCGTTACCTGGTGGATTTCACCACCCGCGTAAGTGCATAAGGGGGACCCATGGCCTTACCACGCAAGTTAAAACACCTGAATATTTTTAACGCCGGTAACAACTGGATGGGCATTGCAGAATCCGTCACCCTCCCGAAATTCACCCGCAAGTTAGAAAACTACCGCGGCGGCGGGATGCCTGGTTCAGTCGGTATTGATCTGGGGCTGGATGATGGCGCGCTGGATACGGAAATGACCATCGGCGGTACTGAGGCGCTTCTGTTTAAACAGATGGGTAAAGCCACGGTGGACGGCGTGCAGCTGCGCTTTACCGGGTCTATTCAGCGCGACGACACCGGCGAAGTGCAGGCCGTTGAGCTGGTCGTCCGTGGGCGCCACAAAGAGGTGGATTCCGGCGAGTGGAAAACCGGCGAGAGCAATTCCACCAAAGTCAGCAGCGTTAACTGTTACGCGAAGCTGACCATTAACGGTGAAGTGCTCTATGAGGTCGATGCGATCAACATGATTGAAGTTGTTGATGGTGTTGACCTGATGGAAGAACACCGTAACGCCATTGGTCTGTAATTTTTTTCTGGCGCGCGAGGTCGCGCCAGCCAACCCATAACAGGAAAAGAGCATGAGTGAGAAAACAGAAGCAACGGTGAAACTGGATAGCCCGATTAAGCGCGGTGATACCACGATTACGGAAATTGTGCTGCGTAAGCCGCAATCCGGCGCGCTGCGCGGTACGCGACTGCAGGCGGTGATGGAGATGGACGTGGCCTCTATGATGACCGTGATCCCCCGCATCTCCACACCAACGCTGACCCCGCAGGAAATGGCGGACCTCGACCCGGCAGACCTGGCCGCGATGTCTGTCGAGGTGGTCCTTTTTTTGTTGCCGAAGTCGGCACTTTCCGATTTGCCGACAGCCTGACGGTAGATGACCTGGTGGCGGATATCGCCACGATCTTTCACTGGCCGCCGTCCGTCACTGACGTTATGCCGCTGACGGAAGTGCTGGAGTGGCGGCACAGAGCGATAATGCGTAGCGGGGCCAGCGATGAGTGATAAAAACCTGCGCCTGCAGGTGGTTCTGAATGCGGTTGATAAACTCACCCGCCCTTTAAAAAATGCGCTGGCTGGCTCGAAGGAGCTGGCCTCCGGCATCCGGCAGACCCGTGATCAGCTTAAACGGCTTAACGACGCGGGGAGCCAGTTAAAATCTTTTGATCAACTCTCACAGAGTCTGAACCGGACCAGCAACGAGCTGGACCAGGCGCGGCTGCGTGCGCAGATGATGACGCGCGAGCTGGCAGCGCTCGAATCCCCCACGAAAAAACAGACGCAGGCGCTTGAGGCGCAATGGCGCGCCGTATCACGCCTGGAACAAAAGCAGGGGCAGGAAACGCGGCAGATGGCTGCAGCCAGGGCGGAGCTGTACCGCCTTGGCATCTCTGCGGGCGGTGGCGCCCGTGAAACGGCCCGAATTACCCGCGAAACGGATCGCTATAACCAGCAGCTGGCAGAGCAGGAGCGGCGCTTGCGGGACGTGGGCGAGCGCCAGCGTAAGCTGAATGCGATCAGGGCCAAAGCTGACAAGATGCGCGACGTGCGTAACAGCCTGGCGGGGAACGGTGCCGGGATGATGGCGGCCGGGGGTGACAACGGGCGCAACTCTGCTGGCGCCTATTCGCGCCTACTCGGAATCAGAGAACGCCGCTAACCAGCTGGCAGGCTCAATGATGGGACCGGGCGGAAAGGTGGCGCCTGAGTTCCTGAAGCTGAACAAGCTGGCGATTGCCCTGGGGGACCGGTTGCCCGGTACCACGGCAGATTTTCAGAACATGATGACCATGTTACGCCGTCAGGGGATGTCAGCGCAGGTTATCCTGGGCGGGCTGGGTGAGTCGGCGGCTTACCTTGGCGTGCAGCTGCAAATGGCGCCGACGGAGGCGGCAGAGTTTGCCGCAAAATTGCAGGACGCCACGCAGACCACCGAAAAAGACATGATGAGCCTGATGGATCTTATCCAGCGTGGTTTTTATGCGGGCGTAGACCCCGGGAATATGCTGCAGGGTTTTTCAAAAATTAGTAGCGCGATGAGTATCCTAAATAAAAAAGGGATAGATGCAGCTAAAACCTTTGCCCCACTGCTGGTTATGGCCGACCAGGCAAGTATGGCCGGGGAGTCTGCTGGGAATGCGTATCGGAAAATATTCCAGGCTGCCCTGGATGCAAAGAAAATTAAAGCTGTTAATGATGATCTAAAAGGGACCGGCATTAAGTTTAATTTTTCTGATGGTAAGGGAGGATTTGGTGGGCTGGAAAATATGTATGTCCAGCTAAGTAAGCTGAGCAAACTTACTCCCGAGAGGCAGATGGCAACAAAAAAAGACCTGTTTGGCAATGATTCAGAAACGCTGCAGGCGTTGGATATCATGATCCAAAAAGGTATTGATGGTTATCGTGAAACAGTAGCGAAGCTGGAGAACCAGGCTACCCTGCGCGAGCGCGTCGATGCATCGCTTAATACCCTGGGCAACAAATGGGAAGCCGCTGGCGGCTCCTTTACCAACGCCATGGCGAGCATCGGTGAAACCGTCGCGCCGGTGCTGAAAAATATTGCGGACTGGCTGGGTAATCTGGCGTCCGCGCTGGATGGTTTTGTGAAGCGTCATCCGCAACTGACGGCGGCGCTATTTAAAATTGCGGCCGTGTTTGCCGTGGTAGCTACCGCAGCGGGTGTGGTGTCACTGGCCCTTGCATCCATTTTGGGACCTATGGCAATAGTGCGGGTAAGCGCTGGCATTCTCCAGCTTAAATTTGCTTCTGCGTTTGGTCTGGTCACAAGAGTAATTGGCGGCGCAGGCCAGGCGGTCATCTGGTTAGGCCGGTTGATGATGGCTAACCCCATTCTGGCGATAGTTGGCCTGATTGCGATGGGAGCCATCTATATCTGGCAGAACTGGGAAACGCTGGGGCCGAAGTTTAAAGCACTGTGGGATGCCATCACGTCAGGGGTTTCAGTAGCCTGGGCTGTGATTAAGCAGACCATAAGCAGCAAATGGGATGAAATTCTGAGTGATGTTGCCGCGCTGCCCGCAAAATTTAAAGCGGTGGGCGGGGCGATCATTGACGGCATCCTGAGCGGTATCAATGAGAAATGGGAAACGCTTAAGAGCAAGCTGGCATCGGTCAAAAGCTACCTGCCGGACTGGATGACCGGCGGCGATAATTCGCAGGGCGCCTCACCGCAGAAAAAGACCCCAGGATTTTTCGCGGGGATGTATGACAGCGGTGGTTATATTCCACGTGGGCAGGTGGGTATTGCTGGCGAGAATGGCCCGGAGCTGATTAACGGTCCGGCCTATGTGACCAGCCGCAGGAGAACGGCCGCGCTGGCGTCCGTAGTCGCCGGAATGATGGGGGGAGCAATGCCAGCAGAGGCCGCCCCGCTTCATCCCATGAGTCTGCCGGCAGCTTCATACCGTCCTGTAACTGATAAGCCAGCAGCCAGCCAGCCTGTATTCCAGTTTGAAACCCATGCGCAAATTATTATCCAGGCTCTGCCCGGTCAGAGTGCGCAGGATATTGCGCAGGAAGTTGCACGGCAGCTTGATGCGCGCGAGCGACGCATGAAGGCGAAGGCCCGCAGCAATTTCAGTGATCAAGGGGGGTACGATTCATGATGATGGTCCTGGGCTTGTTTGTGTTTCAGTTACGCACGGTGCCTTATCAGCAACTGCAGTATCAGCGGAACTGGCGCCATGTGACCAACAACCGCGTTAATCGCCGTCCGACAACGCAATTTTTGGGGCCAGATAACGATCAGCTGACGCTCTCCGGCGTCCTCATGCCGGAAGTGACCGGCGGCCGGTTGTCGGTGCTGGCGCTGGAGCTGATGGCAGAGCAGGGGAAGGCGTGGCCGCTGATCGAGGGTGGTGGGACTATCTACGGCATGTATGTGATTGAGAGCCTTAACCAGACGAAAACGGAATTTTTCGCCAGTGGAGAAGCCAGGAAAATAGAGTTTTCGTTGGGGCTTAAACGGGTGGATGAGTCCCTGTCTGAAATGTTCGGCAGTCTGAGCGATCAGCTTAGCAGTCTGCAGGATTCTGCCGCCGCCGCAGTAGGGAACATCAGATCCACGGTAGGAGGGTTGCTGCAGTGAGCGAGATGGCTGATTTACTCAACCTCGGAAGCAAGACCCCGGCCTTTCGGATCGTGATTGAAGGCAAAGATGTCACGCAGACGCTGGATAAACGTCTGCTGGGTATGACACTGACCGACAACCGCGGATTTGAAGCTGACCAGCTTGATCTGGAGCTGGACGACGCCGACGGCCTGGTAATTATGCCGCGTCGTGGCGCAGTGATTTCTTTGGCGCTGGGATGGAAAGGCGAGCCGCTGTACTCAAAAGGTAAGTTTACCGTTGACGAAATAGAGCATAGCGGCAGCCCGGACAGGCTGACAATCCGTGCCCGTAGTGCTGATTTCAGGGAAACGCTGAATGTCCGGCGTGAGAAGTCCTGGCACAAAACGACGGTGGGCGATGTGGTGAAAGACATTGCCGCACGGCACAACCTTAAAGTTGCTATAGGAAATGATGTTGCTGCGATGGCGCTGGATCACCTGGACCAGACCAACGAAAGCGACGCCAGCTTTTTAATGAAGCTGGCGCGGCAGTATGGCGCGATTGCCTCAGTCAAGGACGGTAATCTGCTATTTATCCGGCAGGGGCAGGGGAAAACAGCAAGTGGTAAACCGTTGCCGGTCATCACTATTACCCGTAAGGACGGAGACAGTCACCGGTTTAGCCTGGCTGACAGGGGAGCATATACGGGTGTTATCGCTCACTGGCTGCATACCCGGGAACCGGAAAAGAAAGAAACTGCAAAGGTGAAGCGCCGCCGGAGGACGACAAAACCCAAAGAGCCGGAAGCAAAGCAGGGGGATTACCTGGTCGGAACGGATGAGAATGTGCTGGTTCTGAACCGTACCTATGCGAACCGCAGTAATGCAGAACGGGCAGCCAAAATGAACTGGGAGCGGCTGCAGCGCGGCGTGGCGACATTTTTCTCTCCAGCTGGCAGAAGGCCGCGCGGATCTGTATACAGAAATGCCCGTTAAGGTCAGCGGTTTTAAACAGCCCATTGATGATGCGGAATGGACCATCACAACGTTAACGCACACGGTCAACCCGGATAGCGGATTCACAACCAGCATCGAACTGGAAGTGAAAATAGATGATCTCAATATTGAATAATTGGTTCTCTATATTGATATTGTGTATTATTAACGCGACTTCAGAGGCGGCGGCGGAGAAACGGAAATGATGAATTGCCCAAAATGCGGACATGCGGCGCATACACGAAGTAGCTTTCGAGTAACAGACCAGACAAAAGAGCGGTATTGTCAGTGCCAGAACATCAATTGCGGTGCTACGTTTATTACTCACGAAACCGTGGTGAGGTTCATCATGACGCCAGGTGTAATTGATAACGCCCCGCCGCATCCGGCAACAAGCGGGCAGGGGCATATGAATTTTTGAGCTTTTAACCTACAAATCGAAGAGGGTTTACGGAATAGGTTTGATAAAGCTTTGCCTGTAAGCCCGCGCTTCATCAAAAGTCATCTTGCCCGTGTTTTTACATTCAGCACCGCCAGCATCTATCTCAAAACCTTGATCAAGTGAGACGTTGAGTAACCTAATCTTCTTAAATGTTTCGGGTTTCCACTTATGCATTGATAGGTCAGTGCAAATGCCTTCAAACATTGCATCAGCTGCATCAGGGTGCAACTTCTGTTTGCTGTATTTGATCGAGAGTACTCCGCTTTCCAGGCTATGCGTCCTTGTGTCAAATACAGCAATTAAATTTTCTATCGAGTCCGGGATTTTGTCGGCGAAAACGTTACATGAAGCCAAGAGTAACAGCATCAAAAGAGATTTTTTCATATCAGTAGTCCTTTGCATGGTTAAATGTCTGCCGCCATTTTGCCGCCACGATCCAAAAAAAAGGGGCTACGCTTTCACGTAACCCCTTGTTTTATTTGGTGGAGCTGGCGGGAGTTGAACCCGCGTCCGAAATTCCTACATCCTCGGCACTACATGCTTAGTCAGTCTTTACATTCGCTTGCCAGCTGCGGACAGACACGCCACTAACAAACTAGCCTGATTAGATTTAACGCTTCAACCCCAGGCAGGGCATCCACGCGATCTCTTTTGGGTTTGACCTCTCTTTGATCCCCGTCTTAAGAGCGGAAGCTAGGGAGAGAGGGCTCAGAGCAGGTTATTAAGCTGCTAAAGCGTAGTTTTCGTCGTTTGCGACTATTTTTTGCGGCTTTTTACGAGGCCAACCGCCCCTCGGCATGCACCTTGGGTTTCGCAAATCCCGTCGAATCCAGAATCAGCCCCAATGTGTAGGTCAAGTATAACAGATTTGTGAATGTCGTTACCAGCCCCATCACGCAGGATTATTTCAGCAGGGTGGACGAAAAAGCAGCATCAACAAGGATATAGCGTAAGGGCCAGCGAGAGCTGGCCCTCGGGGAGGGGAAATTAACGTCCGGCGTGCTTCATAATACGCGCCTTATCCAGCGCCCATTCACGATCTTTCAGGTCGGTACGCTTGTCGTGCTGTTTCTTACCTTTGGCGACGCCGATTTTCACTTTGCACCAGGCGTTCTTCCAGTACAGCGACAGGGCGACGACGGTGTAACCTTCGCGGTTAATGCGGCCGTACAGCGTGTCGAGTTCGCGCTGGTTGAGCAGCAGCTTACGGGTGCGCGTCGGGTCGCAGACATAGTGGGTGGAAGCCACGGCCATGGGCGTAAAGTTGGCGCCGAACAGGAAGGCCTCGCCATCCTTCAGGATGACATAGCTATCGCCGATGTTGGCTTTGCCTGCACGCAGGGATTTGACCTCCCAGCCCTGCAGGGCGAGACCAGCCTCGTATTCATCTTCGATAAAGTATTCGTGACGGGCGCGTTTATTCAGCGCAATGGTGGCTGATCCAGGTTTGTGGGCTTTTTTCTTAGTCAT